AATCTGGATGGGATTATTAAACTCGCTGAACAGCGTATCAATAGTGATGTAAAGTCACCTGACTCCAGAGCTACCGCGACTGGAACCGTAACAACTCAAACGATCACAACTCCTAGTGATTTTGATACGACCTTGAGCTTGTTCGTGAGTATATCAGGTCTTCAAACTGGCTTGCTTCTTAAAGACCCTTCTTATCTTACTGAGGCGTATGGAGTCACCTCTTCCTCTGTAGGATCGACTGGAGCGCCTGCTTATTATGCAATTCAATCTGCTGGTGCTGCCTCTACAACTATAACTATCGCCCCATCGGCGAATCAGTCATACGCCTATACCTTGTATTATTTGAGGATTCCAACTACGATTGTTGGGGCTAGCAATAATACTACTTGGTTGAGCACATACTTCCCGCAAACGCTGTTGTATGGTTGTCTGGTTGAGGCTTATTCGTTCCTGAAGGGAGAGCCACAGATGCAACAGCAGTACGAGAAGCTATATCAGCTTGGCATGATTGAACTCAAGAAATTGTCTGAGGGCGATCAGCACATGGATAATTACCGCAATACTGACATCAAGAGGAACATCGGATAATGGCTTTCACTGGAAGTTCTGTAACAAACTCATTCGAGAATCAGTTGTTCCTTGCGGTTCACGACTTCACTACTGATGTAATCAAGGTTGCACTGTACACGAGCAGCGCCACTATCGACAACTCTACTACTGTGTATAGCGCCACTAACGAAGTCTCTGGCACTGGGTACACTGCTGGGGGTAACACTCTTGCGCCTACTGTTACTCAGATAGGGAACTATGCTGTGCTGGATTTTGCAGACACTAGCTGGACTGCTGCTACGTTTACCTGTCGTGGTGCGTTGGTATACAACTCGTCGAAATCTAACAAGTCGATATTCGTCCTGGACTTTGGGACTAATAAGACTGTCACTGCTGGCACTCTGACTATTCAATTCCCAACTGCTGATGTGAACAACGCCATTGCCGTCATTAGCTCTGTGACCAATTAATGCCTTCTACATATACTTCAAATAATAAGATTCAGAAGATTGCAACTGGAGAACAGTCCGGTACTTGGGGAAGCACTACCAATACCAACTTTGATTTGTTCGACACGGCGATAGATGGATTCGTTGCCGTTGCAATTACTGGCACAACGCACACGTTGAACATCCCTGATGGATCAGCAGCAGATGGGCGTAATAAGGTCTTGTCGTTTACTGGCACACTCTCTGCTACGAACACTATTAGCGTCACACCTAACACTGTCAAGAAGCATTACTTCGTACAGAACAACACGACTGGTTCGCAGAACATAATCATCTCTCAGGGTTCTGGTGCTACGGTAACGATCAAGCCTGGATACTCCTCTATTATTTATCTCGATGGCGCTGGTGGTAGTGCTTCGACTAGAGAGGTGCTTACTAGCCTGAAGCTGACTGCATTGCTTGAGGCTACTGGTGTGGTCTTTGTTGGATCTACCTCAGGCTCGACGACCTTACAGGCAACAGCTACTGCCTCTGGTACGCTTACGATGCCTGCGGCTACAGATACTCTTGTTGGTAAAGCGACTACTGATACGTTCACGAACAAGACTCTGGATACCGCTGGCACAGGTAATGTCCTTCGTATTAATGGGACTCAGGTTAGTGCGGTAACAGGCACTGGATCTGTTGTTCTGGCAACGTCGCCTACTCTGGTCACTCCTGCTATTGGGACTCCAACGTCAGGTACACTGACAAGCTGCACTGGTCTACCTATCTCTACCGGGGTATCTGGGCTTGGCAGTGGGGTAGCGACATTCCTTGCTACCCCTTCTTCGGCTAACCTTGCTTCTGCTTTGACAGATGAAACGGGGACAGGATCCAATGTATTTGCCACTAGCCCTACTCTGGTAACTCCTCTTTTAGGAACTCCTACTTCTGGTACGTTGACGAATTGCACTGGCCTGCCTGTCTCTACTGGAGTGAGTGGTCTTGGAACTGGGGTAGCGACATTCCTTGCTACCCCTTCTAGTGCCAACTTAGCATCTGCCGTAACGGATGAGACGGGTAGTGGAGCTTTGGTATTTGCTACCAGCCCGACCTTAGCCACTCCACTATTAGGCACCCCTACCTCTGGCACTCTGACTAACTGTACTGGCTTACCAGTCTCTACTGGAGTAAGTGGTCTTGGAACTGGAGTAGCTACATTCCTCGCTACACCTAGTTCAGCTAATCTTGCGGCTGCTGTCACAGGAGAAACTGGAACTGGGGCGTTGGTGTTTGCTACTGGTCCAGTTTTAATAAGTGCATCTCTTACTACATCTGATATTGGTACGCCTTCTTCTGGCGTTCTGACGAACTGCACGGGCCTCCCTATTGCTACTGGAGTGAGTGGATTAGGGACTAGCGTAGCGACGTTCCTGGCAACTCCTTCTTCTGCTAATCTTGCAGCAGCATTAACAGATGAGACAGGTACAGGTGCAAATGTATTTGCCACCTCGCCTACTATTGTCACGCCTACGGTCACGACTAGCGCTGTAATCCCACTTGTCAACGGCGGCACTGCTGTATCTTCCACGCTTACATTGCAATCGACCAGCGGGGCTGGTACGAGTGATGCGATTGTCTTTAAGACGGCATCGCAGTCTGAGAAGATGCGGATTCTGACGACAGGTGAGGTGGGCATTGGAACGGCGAGTCCCACCCAGAAGTTGACCGTAAGCGGCGGGGCGCTGTTTGTGACGGATTCGACCGGGGCGAACTCTGGCCAAATTCTTCAGACCACGAACACGACAACTACCGGAGTTAATTACGGAGCTGTTTTTAATGCCGCTGGCGTTGGCGCAAGCGCTAACACGGGCTTGTACGTTAGCGCTTCCGGGGCGGGCACTAATTTTGGTGTACGAATTGTGGGTCCGGCTGCTGGCGCAAATAATTATGCGTTGTATGCGGACGCAGCCGCCCAGAGTTATTTCGCTGGCAACGTGGGCATCGGGACCACGAGTCCTGCAACAAACTCAAGATTACAGGTTAAGGGCGCTGGCAGCGCAGTACCGGCAACGTCTGGATCAACGCAGTCTTCTGGACTTATTCAGCGTTTAAATGATAGCTCTACAGCGCATCTTGACATCGGAGGCGCTGCGGCTACTGGTATGTGGCTCCAAGCGTCTGACGACACCAATTTGGCGGTACCGTATCCGCTACTCCTACAGCCGACAGGCAGCAGCGTGGGCATCGGGACGACGAGTCCTCGCGCAACGCTTTCTGTTCTACAAAGTGGCACAGCCAACACGACCGCTGATTCGCTAGGTCCGGCTGTATTTACTGGGCCGACCGTTGGTAATTATGCCGCCCTACTCGTGGTCGAATCCAATGATGCTATGGCCGCTAACATAGGCGGGTCCATTGGATTCTATGGCCGCAACACAACCGCCAGCACGGCTAGCAGCTATTTTTCATCCATACACGGTCGTAAGGAAAACGGCACCTCCGGCGATCAGGCTGGTTATATTGCCTTTAAAGTGCGAACGACGGGTAACGCCGACAACGAGGTGATGCGAATTGCATCTACTGGAAATGTGGGCATCGGTACAACGACGCCCGCGTACAAACTTGAGATATCTACAGATTCCGCAGGTAAGCCTGGAGTTGGTGGATTGTGGACGGTTGTATCAGATGAGCGTATCAAGACCGATATCACTCCCGCTAACCTCGATCGTTGCTACGAAATTGTTAAATCAGTTCCGCTGAAACACTTTGGCTTTGCTCCTGGTGTCTACACTGACGATCAGATCAACGACAAGCATAGCCTTGGCTGGATCGCACAGGACGTGCAGAAGGTCTTTTCAAAAGCAGTATCTGTTAAACCTTTCAAGCTAAAGACTGAGATTCCTGACGGCACTGAAGAATATACAGAGCAAGACTTCACTCTGGAAACAGTAGAGAAGACAGAGACAAGCATTCAGGTCATCGACGGCAAGCCTGTGCAAGTATCGAAAGTGGTTACGTCTGAGAATAAGGTGCTGCTATTCGATAGCGTTGATGTAGTGGACGAAGCTGGCGTTGCAGTGATGGATGGTGATAAGCCATTGACCTATCAAATGCCACGCATGGTCACGAAGACTCGCAACAAAGTTCGACATGATGTGATTGAAGACTGCCTTGATCTGAACGGTGGGCAGATGATTGCGGCTTTGTAATT